CCTCCGCGGCCACGGGTGGCACTCGGTCATCCAGCCGGCCGCCGGGTCGAACTTCGACGCCATCTCCACCCCGCTGCCCCCCGCCGCTGGCACCAGCGGGTACATCCGCAACTACATCGGTGTCGAGAATCTGATGGTTGACCAGTCGAACATGAACGGCAACGGCACCACCGCCGGGCAGGGCAACGGCATCCACTTCTACGGTGCCCGGTACTCGGTCATCGACCGGGTGTATGTGCTGCGGTCGCCGAACTGGGCGGTGCTCGTCGACGGGGACAACACCGCCCCCGGGTTCAACTTCAGCTACGACAACCTGGTTAGCCGGTGCGTGTTCGACATCTGCAACGCGAACATTTACATGACCGGGTCGGAGGCGTGCGACTTCACCCAGAACCGGTTCAAGTGGTGCGGCACCGCGACGAACGCCGCCCAGCCGGCGAACGGCTCCCAGGACACCAACGCCCTGCACCTGCGCCTCGGCGGCGGCATGGCCTACGTGGCGGGGAACATTTTCGGCAAGGGCGGCACCTACACGACCGAGGCGATCCGCTGTTCCAACTCGGCGCCGTACCGGATCATCGGCAACCGGTTCGACGGGGTCCGCAACACGGCCGCCAAGATGAACGCGGGCAACTGCATGTTCGCGTTCAACCAGCTGTCCAGCCCGAACCAGGTGGGCCTCGGGTTCGGCATCCAGGTCGGGTCGAGCAATAACGCGATCATCGGCAACACGTTCGACACCGTCGCCGGGGCCATCGCCTACTCCTACGCCATCGGCGAATCCGGCGGCCCGTTCACCGGCAACCGGATCAGCGGCAACTACCTGCTCGCGGGCACGTCGGGGACGATCCTGCAGAACGCCGGGTCGGCGAACCAGATCGACGACAACGCCGGCTACAACCCCGTGGGCAAGATCGGCTCCCCGCCGTCGGTGCCCGCGTCCGGGTCGGCGGCCACCAACACCACCGGCGCAGACTGCTTCACATTCGTCACCTGCGCCGCCGGGGTAAGCGTGTCCGCGATCAGCGTCGGCGGCCAGGCGTACCCCAACCCCGGGACGGTGTCCGCGGCGACCACGTCGACGGCGATCCGCGTCCCGGCGGGGCAGACGATCACCCTCACCTATGCAGGGGGCACGCCCACATGGACCTGGTTCGGTGACTGATGTCCGCCACCGTGTTCTACACCGACGCCAACGAGTTCGCCACGCTGCAGAACATTTTCAAGGTCAACGGCGTCCCCACCGACCCCACCACCGTGGCGCTGACGATCACCGACCCCACTGGCGCAACGACCACGCCCAGCCCTGCCCATACGGGCACCGGCACGTACACGGCGAACGTCGCCTGCACGGTCACCGGCACGTGGACGTACCTGTGGGAAGGCACCGGCACCGCCTCCGACGCGATCGCCGGCACATGGACCGTCACCACGGTCGCGCTGAACCAGCGGTACTGCTCGGTGGAGGAGGTCAAGTCCCGCCTCGGCATCCCCGACACCAGCGACGACCTGGAACTCCAATTGGCCGTCGAGGCCGCGTCGCGCAGTGTGGATGAGGTGACCCGGCGGTATTTCTGGCGCGGCACCAGTGTCCGCACCTACATCCCGGAGTCGATCTACTACCAGTCCACCGACGACCTCGTGTCGGTGACCACCCTGGCCGTGGACCGCGACGGCGACGGGGTCTACGAGGAGACGTGGACGCAGGGCACCGACTACCAGCTCCAGGTCGGGCTGGGGAAGTTCAACGCCACCGCCAAGGGCGAGCAGTGGCCCTACACCGGGTTCAACATCGTCGGGCCGAAGTTCATCCCCATCACGTGGCCGTGGTCGCACCTGGACCGCATCCAGGTCACCGGCGTGTTCGGCTGGCCCGCCGTCCCGCTGGCGGTGAAACAGGCCGCGCTGGTTACCGCCGCTGACCTGTTCCGGCTGAAAGACGCCCCGTTCGGCGTCGCCGGGTTCGGCGAGTTCGGTGCGGTCCGTATTCAGGCGAACCCGCGGGTGATGTCCCTGCTCCAGCGGTACATCAACGGGCAGCGGGCCGGGGTGTAGCGGGGATGGGCTGGCTAATCTATGTGCTCGCTGCTTGCGGTGCCATCTTCCTGCTATGGGCCGTCCGGGAGGTTGCGCTCGGCCTGAAAGATGGCTGGAACAAGGGCGGGATGCCGTTCTGGACTGAGGTCCGGGAGCGCGCGGCAGAGAAGCGGCGGCGCTGATGCCGCAGCTCGACTTCCCCGGCGTCCGGCAGGCCGTCGCCACCTACCTGACCAGCACGATCGGGCTGCGCGCCACCGCCAACCGGTTCGGTGCGGTGAACCCGCCGATGGCCGTGATCGCCCCGCAGACCGGTTCCCTGATCCGGTACAACGTCAGCACCGACGGGGAAACCGACTACAGCCTGCGCGCGGTCATCCTCGTGTCCGAAGGCGACTCCGCGTCCGGGCAGGATCTGATGGACGCCTACCTGTCCCCCGTCGGCGCCAACAGCGTGCACGCGGCGGTGCAGAAGGACGAAACCCTGGGCGGCCAGGTGTCGTACTGCGCGGTGATCGAGGCCACCGGGTACGGCCTGATGAATTGGAACGGCGTGGACTACTTGGCCTGCTCGCTGATCCTGAACATCGGCACCTGACGTGCGCTGGCTTGTGGTTCAGCCCGGGCCCAGTTTTTCGGTGGCGGACGTGCATAATGGCTGGTCAGAAGCCCTGCGGGGCCTGGGTGAGGACGTCGCCGAGTACTGCCTGGACCGGCGGATCACGTTCTACGACCAGGTGCTCCTCGCCGACGACCTGACCGACGAGCAGGGCCGGCAGGCGGTGCACAAGGCGCTCACCCGCCCGCAGGCGATCACCCTCGCCGCCAACGGCATCCTCGCCGCCTGCTACCAGATGTGGCCGGACGTGGTCCTGTTCGTGTCCGCGTTCTTCACCCCCCCGTGGGTGCTGGAGGTGATCCGCGGCCGCGGCCACAAGGTCGTCATGCTGTTCACGGAGTCGCCGTACCAGGACGGGCAGCAGCTGGAGATGGCGCGGTACGCGCACCTGTCCCTGCTGAACGACCCGGTGAACATCAGTGCGTACCGGGAGCTGGGCCGGGCGGAGTACATGCCGCACGCTTACCGGGAGTCCGTCCACTACCCGGCCCCGGCGGGGGCGGCGAAGGAGTGGGATCTGGCGTTCATCGGCACCGGGTTCCCGTCCCGGCAGAGGTTCTTCGAGCAGATGGACCTGGAGGGCCTGGAGGTGTGCCTCCGCGGGCCGTGGTTTGACGTGCCGGAGGATTCGCCGCTGCGGGACTGGACTGACCTCGGCCCGGACGGGTGCGTGGACAACGCCGACACCGCCGCCATTTACCGGGCCGCCAGGACGGGGATCAACTTCTACCGCCGTGAGGCCGAGGAAGCCCACGAGGGCGAAGGGTGGGCGGCCGGCCCGCGCGAGGTGGAGATGGCCGCGTGCGGGCTGTGGTTCGCCCGGGACCCCCGCGCCGAGTCCGATGAGCTGTTCCCCATGCTCCCGGCGTTCACCTCGCCGGGGGAGGCGGGGGAACTGATCCGGTGGGCGCTCGCGCACCCGGAGGACGCCGCGGAGGCGGCCGGGAAGGCCCGGTCGGCGATAGCGGACCGCACGTTCACCAGCCATGCCAGGAAACTCCTGGCGATGCTCAGTTAAGGGAAGGCGCACATGGCCAGACGTCATGGCAGGAATGCCCAGGTCTATGTCGGGGTCACGTCGGCCGCCGCGGCGTCGCCGTGCGCGTTCCAGGCCGCGTGGACGATCAACATGGTCACCAACAAGGTCGACGTCACCGCGTTCGGGGACCAGAACCTTGTGTACGTCGCCGGGCTTCCCGATGCGTCCGGCGACTTCACGGGGTTCATGGACGATGCCACGTCGCAGACGTACATCGCCGCCACCGACGGCCTGGCCCGCAACTTCTACCTGTATCCCGACGCCGTCAACCTGCCCAACACCTACTGGTTCGGGACGATCCTGCCCGACTTCAGCGCAGATGGGGCGATCGCGTCGGCGGTGAACATGCGCGCCACGTGGAACGCGGCGAGCAGGGTGCAGCGTTACACCGCCTTTGGCGGCCTGAACACCTAACCGGTCACGCCGATGGCGGCGCAGTCGGCGTAGACACGCTCCGAGGTGGCGTGTACGGGGCCGTTCCTGCTGCGCTGGGCGGCGGCCAGCGCAGCCAGGTCGGCGTGAAGGCGCCCGGTTCCCTCGGACTGGGCGACGTCGGCGGCGATGTAGCCGATGAACTGGACGGCGTCGGCGAGCGTGGGCCTGGCGAGGCTGCGCACCCAGGCGCGCTGCTTCATGTAGTGGTGGCAGACAAGAGCCCGGTCGGCGGCGCTGCCGGTGGCGTGCGCGGCGGCAGCCGCCGGCAGTGGCGCACTGCTGCTACTGCACCCGGCGGCCAGCCCGGCGAGCGTGACCGCGGCCAGGAGCGCAAATGCCCTGTTCATTGAAACCCCCCGGAGGTGGCGGCTGGTGGACCTGATAGCGGGGGCGCAGGCATTCCAGATACTAGCCGCCCACCTTAAAGAGGCCGGCGAGGGCGGCCTGCGGCGTGAGCTGTCCAAGGCGGTGCGGGATGGGGTGAAACCCGCCGCGGACCAGGTTAAAAGCGTCTCCCATCTGCGGCAGTACATGCCGGACCGGTACGCGGACATACTCGCCCGGGATTTGGTGGTGCATACCCGGGCCGGGATCGGCAGCGGCGTGAACGTCATTGCCCGGGCACCCACTCTCGGGCGCGGCGGGCGGAAGATCCGCCAGCGGGACGAGGGCCGTATCACCCACCCACTGTTCGGCGACAGGCAGCACTGGTACGTCCAGACGGCGGGGATGGAGCCCCGGTTCTTCGAGGACCCGCTGGAGCGGGCGGCGCCGCAGATCCGCGACTCACTACTGCACGCGATGGACCATGTGGCGGATGAACTGACCAGGAGGACATGAGACGTGGCGAAGGTGACGGTTAACGGCGAGGTGTTTGAGTGGGACCCGGTGCGCAAGCCGATGAGTGAGGCGCTGGCGGTTGAGAATGCGCTGAAGATCCCGTACGTGCAGTACGAGCAGGGGCTGCAGGAGGGGTCGGCGCGGTCGCTGGCCGCGTTCATCTGGCTGGTGTGGCGGCGTAACGGCCGCGACGTCCCGCTGGAGGACATCCTGTCTGGTGCCGTTGAGGTGGACCTGGCCGGCCTGGACATTGAGCCGGAGGAGGGCGAGACGGGCCCTACGAACCCGATCCCAATAGTTTCGAGTACGACCGATGCAAGTACCTCGGCATCTTCGCGGAAGTCCTCGGCATCCGGCCCTGGGAAATAGGGCTGCTCAGCCAGGACGAGTTCGAAGCGCTCATTGATTACGTTGCGGAAAAGCGGCGGCGGGGAGGCTGAGGCGTGCCCGGCAGCGAGACCCTGACCTGGAATATTTTCGTCAACGACCGGGCGTCTGAGGCGTTCCGCAACCTGGCCCGGCAGGCGGAGAACGCCTCCGGGGACGTCAGGGATCTGGGGGTGCGGCTGACCGAGGTCGGCAAGCAGGTTGCCACCGCCCGGGTGAAACTGGAGGGCGACAAGGAAGCCCAGCACCAGCTGGACACCCTCGGGGTGAAACTGCTAGCCCTGGGGCGCAAGGCCGCGAACCCGGACATCAATGTGGAGGGCATCGCCAAGGCCACCGCGCAGCTATCCGGCCTGGAACTGGCGCTAGACAAGCTTGACGGCCGCACGGTGAACGTCACCGTGGACGTGGACCGCAGCCTCCTGTCCCGTCTCGGCGGCGGCATCGGCGGCCTGTTCGGCGGCATCGGCGGCGGCATCGGCGCGATCGGTTCAGCGGCTGGCGCGCTGGGGCAGGCCGCCCCCTCATTGCAGGCCGCCGCGATCACGTCGGCGATCACCGCCGCGCTGGCCACCGCCCCTGCGCTGCTGCCACTCGGCCTGGGTGCCCTGGCGGGCGGCGGTGCCGTGACCGGAGCGGTAATCCTCGGCGCGAAGGCGAACAAGCAACTGGTGGCGCTGCAGAAGTCCCTGGCGTCGGCGAAGGGGCCGCAGAAAGCCGTCATCCAATCGCAGATCGCCGCGCTGCGGAAGTCCAGTGCCGGGGAGCTGGGCGTGTTCGGCGGCGTGCAGGACCTGGGCATGACCGCCCGGGACGTGTTCTCCCAGGCGCTGGAAGCCCGCGGGCCCGGTATCGGCGCGGGCCCCCACTATGTGCCCGGGGCGCCGTCATTCCTGACCAGCCTGACCGGGATCTTCCAGCAGATCGGCCGGTGGCTGAAAACCCTGGGCCCGCTGCTCGGGAACCTGTTCCGCGCCAGCGTGCCCTACCTGCAATTGTTTGTGAAGTTCCTGGAACGAGCCGCCATCCTGCTGCTGCCGGCGTTCACCAAGATGCTGCAGGAGATGACCCCATTCCTCCCGGTGATACTCAAGGGGCTACTGGACATCGTCAAAGGCTTCGTCGGGTTCCTGAACGCCATCGGCCCGTCGGGGATGAAAGCCGCGGCCCGGATATTCGTGGTCGCCGCTGAGGGCATGGCCGCCGTCATGGTAGCCCTCGGGCACACCATCAACTGGCTGACCGAGCACATCCCGACCTGGGTGCATAACATCGCCGCCTGGTGGGACCGGCTGTTCCGGTCGACCGCCTTTTTCTTTGACCTGGCGCGGCATGTCATCGCCGCGTTCTTTGACCGGGTGCTATCGCTGGCCGACACGTGGCGGCATGGGTGGGCGCACATCTGGGACACCATCTACAGCGACACGATCGGCGCCGTGATCCGCATCTGGAAAGCGGTCATCGGCTGGTTCCAGCGCCTCCCCGGGCAGGTCACCCGGGCCCTGTCGGGGCTGGGATCTTCCCTGTGGCACCTCGGTGCCGGGTGGGTCACCGAACTATGGAACGGCATCAAGCACGTCTGGGGCAGTGTCATCGGCTGGTTCAAGAACCTGCCGCAGGCGATCTTGCACGCCATCGGGATCGGCTCCCCGCCGGGCTGGGCAATCAGCGCCGGCGAGTGGATCATGAAAGGGCTGCACATCGGCCTGGACAAGGCCAGCGGGCTGCCGCTGCGCCTGGCCGCCGGCGTGGCCGGGAAAATCGGCGGCCTGTTCGGCGCGGGCAGCTTCTCCGCGAACCAGGCGATCGCCGTGCGGATGCTGCCCCTGTTCGGGTTCGCCGGGAACCAGATGCCCGCGCTGATCGCCTTGTGGAACCGTGAGTCCGGGTGGAACCAGTTCGCCCGCAACCCAGCGTCGGGGGCGTACGGCATCCCGCAGGCGCTGCCGCCGACAAAACTGCCGTTCGCCGGGCAGGCCGCCGGCGGGTCGAACCCGGCGGCGCAGATCATGTGGGGCCTGTCGTATATCAAAAGCCGGTACGGCACCCCGGCGAACGCGTGGGCGCACGAGCTGGCGTTCGGCTGGTACGACCGGGGCGGTTTCCTGCCGCCTGGGCTGACGCTGGCCTACAACGCCACCGGCCGCCCGGAGATGGTCACCCCCGCCCGTGGCGCCGCCGGGAACACGTACCAGATCACCGTCCACACTGGGCCGGCGACCCCGTCGCGTGAGGTGGGCCGGGTGCTGGTGGAGCACATCCGCGCGTTCGAGCACGGTTCCGGCAAGGGCTGGCGGTCGTGACCTGGACGTTGGTGCAGAAGTCCGCTGCCGTGGCCACCGGCAGCACCGGCTCGGTCACCGGCACCCTCCCCGGCGGGTCCACCGCCGGGAACCTGCTGGTCGCCGCGCTCGGGAGCAACACGGGCAGCACCCAGTTCACCGGGCCGTCCGGGTGGGTGCAAGCCGTCCAGGTCAGTAACAGCACCCTGTCCCGCGCGGAGGTGTGGTACCTGCCGCCGGTGCAGAACTCCGGCGGGATCACCAGCGCCGTGTTCACCAGCGGT